ATACCATGCAATTTCTTGCACCCACAAATGTATTTGAAGGCGTTGTTCAACTTAACCAAGCTCCTTCTGCAGACAATCATGCTGTTACCAAATCATATCTTGAAGCCAACAGTGTTGTTGGAATCGCTTCTGATTCTGCCAACTATGCTGAACTAGTAACTGAAGGCGGAGACTTAAAACTAAAGCTTAAGCCTTTGACAATCACTGATGTATCTGTTGACACATCTGCTGCTTCTTTGTCTGCTTGGGTTACTGCAAACTATTCAAATGGCGATGAAAAGCAAGAAGGCGATATAATCGTTTTGACTGCTGTAAGTGGTCGCGCAGAAACTTGGATTCACAACGGTGGGAGTGCTGGAACTACTGCTGACTGGGCTGAAATTGAAGGTGCTGATGTCACTGATGCTGAAGTGCGCGGTGCTTTGTCTGCTTCTGCTGGTATTGATTTCAACAGTGCAACTGGTGAGTTCACTGCAGACCAAGGTGAAATCCGCGGTTTCTTTGCTGCTGGTTCTGGCCTTGCATACGATGCTTCCAACGGAACATACTCTTTGAATGTTGATACTGATGGAATCAGTGAAGGTGCATCTAACTTGTACTTCACAGATGCTCGTGCTCGTTTGGCAATGAGTGTTTCAGGTGATGGAATCTCATACAACAGTGCAACTGGTGTAATCACTTTGGCTGCTGATACTGATGATGTCAGTGAAGGTTCAAACTTGTACTTCACAGATGCTCGTGCTCGTGGTGCTGTTTCTTTGGGTGCTGTTACAAGTCCTGATGTTCAGTTGCTTCAGTACAACAGTGCAAATGGTGAATTGAAAGTTCAGTTGTCAGACATCTTTGCTGAGTTTTCTGCTGGAACTGGCCTTTCTTGGGATGGCGGTGGTCAATTCTCATTGAATGCTGATACATCAATGGTTTCTGAGAATGGAAACTTGTACTTCACTGATGCTCGTGCTCGTGGTGCCATCTCTGTCAATACTGATGGACTTGCATACAACAGTTTGACTGGTCAGATTGCTTTGGATGCAGACACTGATGACATCGCTGAAGGTTCAAACTTGTTCTTCACTGATGCTCGTGCTCGTGCAGCTGTTCAAGCAGACCCAGCCGCTGGAAACTTGGTGCAGTACAACAATGCAACTGGTGATATCCTTGTTCCTTTGTCTAGCTTCCGCAAGACCTTTGCACCTCAGAACTTGACTGCAAACACATTTGCAACATTGAACCACCAACTTGGTGAAAAAATTGTTCATGTTTCTTGCTACGATAGCAGTGGAAACAAGATTCAATGTGAAGTTCAGTTGGTTGATGCTAACAATGTCAAAGTCAAATCAGTCATCAATGTGACTGGTGCTGAAATTGTAGTTTCAATGTAATCCGCATTTCCCCACAAAAAAAAGGGTCGTACCTCCTCTTTTTCCCCGCTGTTCCTCAGTGGGGTTTTTTGTTACTTGCCAAAGCCGCTTATATCATATAAAATACAGTACACACTTTGAAGTGGAAGGGTCGCACCCGCAACAGCAGAAAGTCCACACAAAACCACCCCACAAACTTTTAACTTCCTATTCAGGTGTTTATCATGCCAATTACACAATACGGGTTGTCTACCCCTAACGAAGACTTACGAATGCAAAAGATGATTTCTCAGGAAATCCGACTTTTGTTAACTGACTCAACCAACCTCAGAAACACACCATTTGTTGACTTTGTCGGCAGTATCAATGGAATGGGTTCTGATACTATCCGCGTGCGTAAAGCAGGACTTGATGGCTATGATGCTTTCACTGCCTTCACTGGTGCAACTGAAGATTCTGCAGTAAATGCAAGCGCATTGACAGATGGCCATGTTGATGTGGTTTGCAAAAGAAATTCTTTAGCGTACGAAATCACTGACTTGGCTAGTATGACTGGTTTGAATGCTGGTGATATTGACCCATTCCGCATTGCTGAAAGTATTGCAAACTCTTATGAAGCATTATTTGCAAACATCACTGGTGCAGCTGTTGCTGGTTTCACAACCACCAAAGGTTCAACTGGTGCTGATTTGACAATTGCTGTTTTCTTGTCTGCAATCCAACACTTGGAAAAAGCTGACTCTGGAAAGGGTGCTCCTGGACCATACGTTGCTTTGTTGCATCCAAAACAATGGGCTGACCTGCAAGACAACATTCTTGCTCAGACCACTGGAATCTTGCAATTTGTTGCTGCATCTTATGAAGCCATAAGTGCAAAAGGTTCACACTACAAAGGTAACTTCATGGGTGTTGAAATCTACACTTCTTCATACATCACTGATGATGCTACTGACCATGCTGGTGCTATCTTTGCACCTGGTGCTTTAGGATTCGCTACTGGGATGCCTAGTCCTGTTGGTGCAAATGAAGCCATGGAAATGGGTGAAGTTTCTATAGAAATGGACCGCGACAGTGTAAAGGCCATTACTTCTGTGGTCGGGCATGCTTACTTGGGAATGTCAATCATTGATGATTTCCGCGGTGTTACTCTTATTTCAGCAGTATAATCTGCACAAACTTGGGTGGTGGTCTTCCATGGCTGCCACCCTTTTTCCAATGAGGTACAAACATGGAAATCAAACCACAACAATGGCAACCAATGACCCAGCAGACAACAAATGTGTTGCCTGCACGACCAAACCACCCTTTCTATTACAAGTGGCATCCAACCAACTGGCAATTTGTCTATAAAGATATAGAACAGACAACTGGCAAGAAGACAGCTTTAGTGAAGAAAGGTTTCTTTGTTCCACATCTCAGAATGGAACGTGTCATGCCTGGGGTGAATGGCATTCATCAAATCCATGGTGAACTGGGAAATCCTGGTTCTCGTATTGGACAACTCCAGCAGCAGGGTTGGATATACTTAGACCCACAAAAATATGATTATATGCACGTTTATCCAGTGCGTGGTGGTCGCTATCATGTTCCAAAGTGGATGCAAATCAAAGTGGTGGCCAACAGACTGATTGAAAACATGGATTTGGATGCTTTTCAACTGTGGTCTGTCAATCTGATGCGCTCAAACATCTTGGGAAATCCTGAACCGCACTTTTGGCAGCTGGCCATTCATGAACTGGAACGCAGCAGACAAATTGAGATTCTTATCAAGCAACAACATCTTCCGGAAAAGAAAGAGCAACTGGATGAATTGCGTGGTAAAGTCAAGGACATGAAAGACTTTGTTGCTAGATATAACAAACAGGGTCTTGAAATATATGGAGATTTCACATAATGAGCAATTCAACACCATATGCACCACAAATCAAGATTCCTGAACTTTTGGAACGTGGGAAATCACAGTTGACCACACTTCCAGTTTATCGTGATGGTGCATTGGTAGTTCCAACAGATGTGCGCTACAGTCTAACAGCACCCAATGGAACAAAGATTGTTGATGAAGCAGCAGGAACATTTCCAGCCAACATTTCACAATACACACATTCAGCATCCAATCTGGCAGACAGTTTGCAACTGGGTGAAGGGTATTTGCAATCTTGGGAAATCACATTTTCAACTGGTGTTTACAACTTCAGGCGCAGTGCAGCTGTTGTGAAGCGCAGATTGTACCCAGTTGTCAGTGATGGAGATTTGACCAGCACATATTCACAACTTGCAGACATCAGACCAAGCAACTTGACATCTTACCAGTCATACATTGATGAAGCCTGGTATGCAATGATTCAGAAGATGAGAACAGAAGGTGGTGGACTTGAATACTTGGTGATGAGTGCAGAAGCATTCAGAGCAGCCCACCAGAACTTGACACTGTATTACATCTTTAGAGACTTCCACAGTTCACTGGGACAGTCCAATGGTCGATATTTAGACCTAGCAAGTGAGCATTTCAAACAATACACATATGAATGGAAACAAATAAACTTTGTCTATGACTATGACCACGATGGACAGAGTGACCAACCAAACAACCGCAAAGCAAAGCAGCCAGTCATCTACACTTGCCAACCTGGTTCTAACTATCGACGCAGGTACAGAAGAAGATGAATCTAAGTACAGTCAGACAAGCCATTGCAGAGAAGGTTGCAAACATCAGTGGATTCAAGATGTCCAAACACAGTCCAGACTATTTTGGAAGGACTGAAAACACTGTTGCACATCTAGCATTCACAGTTGGACTGTCAAACAGCACAGCAATGGAAGAAAGACAGCGCAGTTCTGTTGGTGTTTATATCAACACTCCTGTCCAAGTCATCTTTTCATATCGGTTGAGGCCTTTGGACATATACCCCACAGATTATGATTTGGCCTTGGATACTGAGCAGCAAATCATTGCAGACATATTGACTGCATATATTTCACCAAAGAATGCCTTCACAATCAGATATAATGGGTCAACTCGTGAAGTGACAGAGTCCCAAGAATACATTATAATTACTATTGATTTTACCACCCTACACACACTAAATTAGGATACCCACTATGGCTTATTCAGTTGTACCAAAGACAAAGCGCGATGGCGTTATTACATTAAAAGATGGAACTGGTTCACCAGTCACACTTGATGTTGCATTTGAAGATGGAAATTTTTCATTCTCACAACCACAGCAGTTTTCTGAACTGGTAGTGATGGACCGCGGAAACTTTTCTGCAATCCGCAAGCAAGATGAGCAAGCAATCACTGGTTCATTTGCATTTCACTTCAGACAGTTCACAGATGCTGGTGAAGCTGGTTCAATCCGCGACTTCATCAATCAGTCTGGTTTCTACAATGCAAATGTTTCAACTGGTACTGTTGGAACTCCATATGTTGAACATTACTGTGTAGACATCGAATACAAAGCAGAAGGAACAGACTTTGGTGATGATGCAGACCATACTGTTCTTCTTTCAAAGTGTGTTTGTACTTTGGACTTTGCAGAAGGTGACCCAAGCGCATTCACGTTGAACTTCACTTGTTACGGTGGTTCAACTGTTACAGGTCCTGTATAATTTACAAAAACTTAGGGCTGTCCGGTGGATAGCCCATCTTTCATAAAATGTGAGGTACTGAATGAAAGTTGATTTGAAGAAACTTGGAGAACATGAAGTTGTTCTGCCCAAATCCATTGCAATTTGTCTTGACTTTGTCAGCATATGGGGTTCTGAACCAAACCGCGCCCAGTTGGGAAGACTGTGTGCAGCTGCAATTGCAGTTGGTGTTGATCACTCCAAATGTCTTCCAGCATATCCAGTTGCAAGTGGTGACCCAATTGTATTTGGATTCAAGTGCTTGGACAGATTGTTGGATGCTGGTCTGACTCCTGGGCAGATATATGAACAAGGTTCTGCAGTGTTGGTGGAGATGATGAAAGTCATACCCACTGAACAAGAAGTTGAGGACACAGCAAATTTTTCATAAGTCGATGGGGTGCGTTTGATTTGATGGTTATGCGGATTGCAATGCGCTGGAATCAAGAACCAAACTGGTTTTATACCCTAGACCCATCGACAAAAGTCAAAGTGGTTGCAGAATATAGACTTCATTGTGAATCTTCAGAAGATAAACATGCTAGACAAGAAGGCCAAAAAAGGGCTAGAATGGAAGCAATGATTAAGAAGCGGATGGGATAAAATGAAGAAGTATTCAAGTGGCAATGCAACTGTAACAGTTCAAGAAGACATGAC